GGGCCTACTGGCCCCACGGGACCAACTGGTCCGACAGGGCCAAACGGACCTACTGGTCCAGACGGTCCTCAAGGACAAAAGGGCCAAAAGGGTGAGGTAGGCGCGACAGGTGGCACAGGGCCTACAGGCGGCACAGGGCCTACGGGTCCGACTGGTCAAAAGGGCCAGAAAGGCGAGGTTGGAAATACTGGTGGAACAGGCCCCACAGGGCCAACAGGCCCAACAGGGCAAAAGGGCCAGAAGGGTGAAGTAGGTAATACTGGCGGCACGGGTCCAACTGGCCCGACTGGCCCAACGGGTCCAGACGGCCCTACAGGTCCAACAGGCGGTACAGGGCCAACAGGACAGAAGGGGCAAAAGGGCGAAGTTGGGGCGACTGGGCCGACAGGAAACACTGGCCCCACTGGACCAACAGGATCACAAGGTCCGACAGGTGGCACAGGCCCTACAGGACAAAAAGGTCAGAAGGGCCAAACAGGGTCAACAGGTGGAACGGGACCAACGGGACCAACGGGACCAACTGGCCCTACAGGCCCCACTGGACCGACTGTTGGTTCTTTTAATGGAGTATTCCAAAACACTAGCGGAAACCCTTTTTGGGAAAACAAACAGGCAGTTACGTCAAGTTACACAATAACAAGCGCATACAACGCGATGTCAGCGGGGCCAATAACCGTCAACAGCGGCGTAACCGTTACTGTTAATAATGGACAAGCGTGGACGATAGTTTGATGTTTGATATGAAAATCTCATCTGACCTTGGTTTAAGTTGCGGTAATATTTCTATTTTTCCCAGACAACTTGCTGCGCATGTCGAAGGCATAGATTTAGTAGATGGTTTGCTTGTGATAGAAGGCGTTAAATTTTTTAACGGAAAATCTGAAAAATTTATAATCGATAGAAATAATAACAAGCACCACCTCGAAACCCTAATGAGTGCTGCTTAATGAAGGTAATGATATTATGTCAAAACTAATACTAAACGGAACTAACGGTATTACTTCGTATGAATCAGATAACACTACAGTACTAGAAACTGTGAGTTTATCGCAGCTTAATACTATAAAACCCATTGTTTTTAGATCTAGTTCATCTTTAGTAATATCAGGGAAGATGACTGCGGATGCTAGTCTTACTCCACCGGTTCTTAGGTATTCTGACGAAAATTCAACGGAACTATCAGGAGTTGCTTTTGAGTTTGTAGCCACAAATACTGAGAGTTTTACAGAGCCAGATAGTACCCATACACTGCCTACTGGTATTCAATCTGGTGATTTGATTGTAATGCTTGAACATGCAATTATGTCAAGTCCTCAAGGATATGGGATTTCAATTCAAACTCCATCAGGCTGGACATCAGGCATGGGCGGTAATTTTACCTCTTGGTATTACAAGCCAAGCAATTATGAATTAGCATATGCTTTTGTGAATTATAAAATTGCTGGCGCATCTGATAGTGGAACAAGTGTTTCTGGCTTTCAAAATGCTAGTCAAGCTAATGGAACAGTGTATGGGCTGCGAACTTGCTTTGTTTGCAGGCCCACTTTTACTAATTCTGGTAATGTTTCGATTAGTAAGGTCTTTGCACAGGCAGCTGGTGGTGGTAGCTCTTTCTCACCATATACATCAAGCGTGACAATAAATCCTTCATCTAACGTTGGCACTTTGGGGATTGCTCATTATGGAAGCTCTGGTGCTAGTAATACAGCTACTTTGAGTGGAGATGTTACTTCTTTTGAAACATCAAATACAACGGGTTATGGAACTCATAATCTCAGAACTTGTATAAGGGGTGCTTTCAATATTCCAGCACTAAGCTCTAATGTTACTCTGACTGGAACCGCCAACACCACAGCGTGTGATGGGACAGGTATATGGATGTTTACACTAAGTTAAGGAAAAATTTATGACTATAAATGCCGCTAGTATTGAGGGCAGAAAAACACGAAATGCATTGCTTAGTGAAACAGATTGGTGGGCTGTATCAGATCGTACCATGACAGATGAACAAAAAGCTTATCGTCAGGCTTTGCGTGATATAACCACCCATGCGAATTGGCCCGTTTTAAATGATAGCGATTGGCCTGCAAAACCAAGTTAATTTATTCATTGGGGGGTGATAGATGAGACAAAACTGGCAAATGTGGTCTGGCGGTTTATCCGATACAGACTTATCAACAATATTTACAGAGGCTTCAAATCTTAATACGCAATCAGCAACGACTTTTAACAATGCAGACACAAGCGTAAGGTCAAGCGATGTTGCTTGGTTAAGCGGCAATAAGGCCGTTCAAGATATTCTTTGGAAGTATGTTAAAACGGCAAACGATAACGCCTTTCGCTGCCAATTAGAAAATATATGCGACATTCAATTTACAGAGTATCATGCTAACAAGGGTGGTCATTACGATTGGCATATAGATGTAAACTGGAATGGTAACGAGGCGCGAGATAGAAAGTTAAGCGTTACAGTTCAGCTTTCAGACACAAGCGAATATGAGGGCGGCGGCTTTGAGTTCATAGAATGCCAAACGCCAGATGCTTCATCCCGCCTCAAGGGAACGGTTTTAGTTTTCCCAAGCTACTTGCAGCATAGAGTTCTGCCTATTACTAGCGGCACAAGGAAAAGTCTTGTTGCGTGGTTTGAAGGCCCAAGGTGGCAATAATATATCAGATTTCTCTGCATGGATCTGCGTATGATGCACGAGGAAAAGATTGGAACACGGTAGAGAAGGAGACGGGCTGTGTTAGAGATACACAGTGGCGTGATCCAATACTTGACAGGCCCCTGTTAGTTACAGAGTTTGGTTGCGCTGTTAGCCATCTCAAGGTGTGGGAAAAGATAGCCGCCTCTAATCGTAATGGAATAATCCTTGAAGAGGATGCAGTCTATGAAGATATTGATCCTAGCGCGGTTGATACTTTATTAAAAGAGCATGACAGCGTTTGGTTGGGATACCGTCTTAATACTCTTGGCTATTGGTATAATTGTCATGCTTACGCTATTAGACCAGAAACCGCCAAGAGATTGATAGAAGGCTACAAGGATGCTATTATTCCTGTAGATGAGTGGGTGCCTGCTAAGCTAAAAGTTCAATCGAACTTTTTCTACACACCAGAAGTTGTGACGCAGATACCTAGGGAAATTAGGCCAAGCACGATTGAGGGGGAATCAATGCAGGTACATGTATTAACCGTTGGAACAGATCAAAGTAAAATGTGGGCTTTGGAGCAATCTGCAAAAGCGCACGGGATAACGTACTTAAATCTAGGTCGCCAAGTAACTTGGATGGGCGGCACAATGGAAGCCCAAGGCGGGGGCCAGAAGATTAATCTTGTACGCAACCACCTTGAATCTCTGCATGATGGGGATGTGGTTCTATTTGTGGATGGGTATGATGTTATCATAAACGATACACTGCCTACTATCCTAGAGAGATATGAGGACATGGGTGCGGATATTATATTCGCAGCGGAACGGCAGTGCTGGCCTGATGCGACAATGGCCTCACAATTTCCCTTGTCAACACTCTACAGGTATTTGAACAGTGGTGTTTACATGGGCAAGGTGGGTGTGCTTAAGGAGTTTCTTAATGAAGCAGTGCCCAATGATTCTGATGATCAACTATGGATGCAGAAAAGATTCCTGTCATCTGATTGGCAATCTACTGATTCTGTCAATTTGGACTATGAAGGCTACATCTTTCAATGCGATGATCATATTGACATTATTAGCGGTCAACTAGCAAACGGCATGTGCTGTCCATGTATCTATCATGGGAATGGTGGATATGACGCAAAGGTAAGATTTAAAAACCTTGCAGATAAATTTGGCTATGTAGAAGAAGCAGAGGTGTTATCTCCCACATACCATAAGGGTCTTGAGTACGAAGAGATTGCGCCAGAAATACTGGTGACCGACTTTATGTCAGCAGATCAGTGCAAACGATATATTGAAGCATCAGAGAGCCTTGGTCGGTGGGGTGAGCTTGATGGCGATAAGTTTCCAGCGCAAGAAATACGGCTAAAAGAATTAGGCTTGTGGGACGAGATATCAGAACAATGGGCAGATAAGCTTAGTAAGATATGCGAGAAGCATTGGCACCCAGAGGCGTACCTTGGATTGCGAGATGCGTTTACTATGCGTTATTCTATGGACACACAGACAGAACTAGGTCTGCATACAGACGCATCTTTGTTTACGGGCAGTGTGAAGCTAAATGATGATTACGCTGGCGCGGAGCTCGTTTTTTCTAGACAACAGTTTACAAACGAGAATGTAAAAGTTGGGCAGTGCATTTTGTTTC